GAAACATTGCATTAGGAGTTATTTCATGTTCACTGGCACCATTATCGTTACCATTTTTTTGGATTATGGTCTGTGATTTCTGTTCATGTTTTGGTGAAATACAGATATTTTTTAAGAACGTACGACAATTATTTTAAATGGTGCACTAATGATGGTAAATACATTGTCGGTTCTATTTTGTCCATGAGTTTGATCTTTTGTCTTTTTATGAAACATTTTTGGGGAATGTTGAAAAAGCAAATTTCCCCACAAGGCAATTTGACACCTTTAAGTATGGAAGAGTTAGATCATAATGCACAGAAAAAGAATGTGTGGGTTAAACCACATATATCAAAAGTCGTGGGTTTTCCTAATACGCATGTTTCAAAAGATTTGAAGGATAAGGTTAAAAGTAATGTCGTTTTAATTATTGCTGGAACTAAGTTTGTTAATGGTTTTTTTATTAAACAGAACTATTTTATAGTACCTCATCATTTTATGAAATTGATTGAGAAACAGAGTGACGAAGTTATTATTGTTAAATCTCAACCAAGTCAGTTTGATGGGCATGTTACAAACAACCATACACAGTCTTATTTTTATTCGAGATCTGCTTGGCGACACATTGAAGGCACCGATTTGTGCATATATTATGTTGCAAATAGCATGCCACGGAGAGAAGTGCTAGATTATTTTCCTACTATTGACATGTTGAGATCTCTTCCTGCTACACTCATTTACAGAAATAAAGAGTGTGAACTTAACGAAGACACAGCATATTTAAATTATGGTGAGCAAAACACAGGGCCAGAAGGGGCACAGTTCATGGGTCATTTGTATGATTTAGAAAATTGTGTGACTTTTAATGGTATGTGCACTAGTGTTTGGGTAAGTGACACTAAACCTGCTTTTATTGCGGGTTTTCATTTAGGAGGTATCACAGGAACTAGTAAAGGATGTAGCGGAGTTTTAACAAAGCGACAGGTGGATTACACTATAAATTTGATGAACAAAACTATATTTTCATCGGTTGATATTCCTTCTGAGGGAGAGTATGATACTACTTTTTCATCTCATTTTGCCGACGCTAGTTCACAAGACATTAGCAACGACATAGCACCAAAACATCCTGTTTGTTTTCTGCCCCCAGAATCTAATATACACTGTTTTGGATCTAATGGTGGAACTCATAAGTATAGAACTAAGGTCGAATACAGGAAGTTGGGTTTGGAATTTTTGAAAGAAAACAACATTCCTGTTCAACATGGTAAACCAAACATGGACGGTCCTCCTAGTTGGTACCATTTTTCAAAAAATTTGACTGAGTTTGCCACTGAAAACCGCGGTCCACCTACTCACGTTTTGAATTGGGCCGTATTAGACTATATGCTCCCAATTAAACACGAGTTAAAGCGATTAGGCTTCGGAACACAACGCATAGTATCACCATTGACTAACAAGGAAAACGTTAATGGCGTGCCAGGTGTTAGATTTTTGGATGCGCTTAAAATTTCTACAGCAGCTGGTTTTCCACTTAAAGGAAAAACATCGTTGTATTTGCAAGGAGATGATGGCGAACGTGATTTTAGCAATCCTGCCGTGTGGCAAGCTGTTCAACAGTCTGAAGAAAAATATGCACAAGGTAAGCGTTGTTATCACGTTTTCGTTGCTCATTTGAAGGACGAGCCTGTCAAGTTAGGCAAGGACAAAGTTCGCGTTTTCTTTGGAAATGGTACTGTTTTTAAATTACTCATACGCAAGTATTGGTTGCCCGTGGTTCGTCTGTTGTCTGAATTACCTTTGCTGTCAGAGTGTGCAATTGGCATAAATAGTCATGGGTTTGAATGGGAGGAATTTATGGAATTCGTTTCTTATCATGGTAATGACAGGTGTGTTGCTGGTGATTATAAAGGCTATGATCAAAAAGAGTTTTTGAACGTTATTCAAGCTGCTTATCGCATTTATATTGAATTAGCAAGAACAATAGGGTACACGGACTATGATCTCACCATAATGACATCAATGGTTGCTGATTTGTCTCTTTTTTGCGTTCAATATTACGGTGCTATTATAATGATGTCGCGTGGAAATCCAAGTGGTCAAAATTTAACATCGTACGTAAATAGCACAGCTAATAGTTTAAATTCACGCTGTGCGTATTATCAATCACATGGTGGAGCTCCACCTCCGTTTAGAAAACATGTTCACATGATGACATATGGTGACGATGACATAGGCACTGTGTCAAAAGAATGTACGTGGTACAATGCTGTTCTTAAAGCATTTTGGCTTGATAAATATGGTATATTGTACACCCCACCTACAAAGGAAGGAGACCATGATCTTTTTTACAATGTTAATGATGTTGATTTTTTGAAACGACAAACTGTGTACATCCCAGAATTGGGAAGGCGGTTGGGCGCTTTATCTGAGTCAAGTATAATTAAATCATTATCATGTGGAATTCCGGTGAAACATTTATCGGAGGAAGAAATTTTTGGAGACTTGTTAGATGGAGCCATGTTGGAGTATTTTGCTCATGGTAAAGAGAAATACGAGTTATTTAGGGCTCGTGTTAACCGGTTCGTGGAAACCAGAAAATTCCACCGTTTCGTGAGGACGAACCACATGACATTTGAATACCGCATTACAGCGTGGCTATCTAATAATGTCAAATGTGAACCACATATTGGTTACCACCACAATTTTGGTCGAAATTGTGTTAGGCTTGTGTGGGAGAGGACTATGAACGCTGAACCTCCGGGAGGAATGAAACACCCTCCAGGTTGTATGTAGTTTCACGAATACTAAACAAGGTGCAAGTATGAGCACGAAGTCAATGTCATACAAAAACATGGGGTATACAGCCAGTTTAACCCCACTGGAAGGGCCGGATAGCCCGAATAGTTCATATTTAACAGAAACGGAACGGAGGATCCGCGGATTACCCACTACTGTTTGTTATGCATACCACAGAAATCCGCAATTCGATGGAATCGCTTGTTTTGGACCTGCGCTTCAACATTGGGATACAGTTTCGTGTGGTTTATGCACTCCTCGCAGCCGTTATTTTGCAGAATTTGGTGCTAACGATGATCCTGATAGTGATGACGTATCACCCATGACGCCACATTCTGGTGTTTTTGGTGATGGTGGATATTACGAAGGTATTGCTGTTCCTGATACTTTTCGCTACACGGACGGTTCAATAATTTTAGAGGCTATGAATGACGTTATTGGCAAAAGACTCCAATATTACACTTATTTTGAAAGGGGAGATTATTCACAACCTTTTCCAAATAGTGATTGGTATGCCGAGGCTGTGTTGATAGCAGATAGATTGCGCAACAAGTTGCCTGTTACTGAACCTGCGGTTAATTTCCAAACACCAATCACACCTAACGTTCCTCCGCTTGTTGTTCCATCTGCTCCTGTCAAACCTGACAGACCAAATCGATTGGATAGAGTAGATGCTAGATCTGTTAATTTGTTTCCTCAGTCAGGAATCATGGAAGATGTTGCTCAGAACAAAACGCAAGTTTTGACATCATTTGTTGATGATTTTTTACACGAAGAGGCATCTTATGATCAAGACATGGATAACACCCATTATAATGTTGATACTGAAGAGGTGTCTATAGCTAAGTTTTTGTCTCGTCCTATTAAGGTGTTTTCACAGAACATTATTGTTGGTGGTACGTCTCCTACGACACCACAGTTTATTTCGCCATCTGCGTTTTTTAATAATAAGCGTGTTATGAATCGTATCAACAATTATCGTAATCTTAAGTGTGATTTATGTTTTAGGTTTATGATTAATGGAACACCTATGCATTACGGTCGGTGGATGGCTACTGCCGTATCCAATTCATCTAGTGACACATTACTAACACCTGCAACTTTAATTAACTTGGTGCCATCATTGGTTGTTTTGTCTCAACCTCCACACGTGTTTTTAAATCCTACTTCGTGTGAGGGTGGTTGTTTGAGGTTACCTTACGTTCACCATTACAATGCTTTTAATACAGCGTTAGGTGAACATTTAACTACTGGATTTATTGCTGTAACGGAAGTTTCACCTTTACGAAGTATGAGCACAACACAGGATGGTATAACAATAACTGCTATGTGTTGGGCAGAAAATGTTGTTTTTGGCGCTCCAACAAGTTCAAATTTACCAAGTTTGGTTCCTCAGTCTGGAGACGAATATGGTAAAGGTATAATTTCTAAACCATTAGGCGTTTTGGCAGATGTTGCCGGGTTATTGTCAAACATAACTTGGATTCGACCATATGCCTTAGCGTCACAGACTGTGTTACATTATGGGCACAAAATTGCAGTGGCTTTAGGTTTTTCTAAGCCCAACATTGTTAGTGATATGACGTATATGGTGCCTAGAGTAAATCCAAATTTGGCCAGTGCGACACAGCACGATCCCATTTTTAAAATGACTTTGGACGATAAACAGGAAGTAACAATAGATCCTAGTATTGTTGGGTTAGCACGCAAGGATGAAATGTTATTATCTTCTATAGTGGAGAGAGAAACGTATATTACAAAATTTGCGTGGAATTCAACTGCAACGCCTGATTTCAACATATTTTATGCTAATGTTAACCCGGTATATTGGGCCAATGGTCCAGGTACCGGGGGTTCACAACAAATAGCAATGTCGCCGTTGGGCTATGCAATGCAAGCATTTCGCCAATGGAGGGGGTCGTTGAGATATAGATTTGTCGCTGTTGCGTCTACGTTCCATAAGGGGCGTTTGCGCATAACTTTTGATCCTAATGGTATCACGGCGTCGGCTTTAACCCCAATAGAGTATAACACAGCATATACATACGTTTGGGATTTGGCGGAATCCCATGAAGCCATTATTGACGTTGGGTACATGTCTAACATTCCATATTTGCGACCTTTGCGTCCTGGATTAGACGGCGTTGGGTCAATTTATGGTTCAACGCCTGTTAATTATAGTCCGCTTGATAGCAATGGTCATGTTGCTTTATCAGTGGTTAATGAGTTAACTTGCGCAAATGCTGCAACTACCTTAGTGGACGTTTTGATGTTTGTTTCTGCTGGACCTGATTTTGAGATGTTTGATCCTATTGACACCATTGATAACTATTCTTTGTATCCACAGAGTGGGTCATTAGAGTTAGAGGATCATTTAGCGCAGCGTGCGAAACCTCATGCAACATTTGGTAAATACATTCCAAAAACGGATAAAGCGCCCATGGTGCATCACGGAGATCCTGTGACAAGTTTGCGATATCTTTTAAAAAGGTACATTAGCTATATGTCAGTGGCTTTTCCTTCTGTTCCTGGTGCAGGGTCGTTGGTTTATAGATTAAATTTTTCTGCGTTTCCATTACATCGTGGTAAAGCACCTGGTGCCATGCATTTGGCAGGAGCAGTGCCTTATAATTATGTTTATCAGACGCCATTAACATGGTTTTCTTCCATGTTTTTGGCACGACGCGGTGGAGTAAGATGGCGCGTTCGAGATCAGTCCATGTCAGGTATTAATTTCACTAATTTGAAATTGGTGCGAAATACAGCAGCTACAAATTATGCTTTTTTACAAAATCCTTATGCGCCGTTTGCCAGTTCTAGTGATGGATCTAAGAAATTTATCACCGGTGCGCCAAATAGTGGAGTATCTGGATTGGCAATTGGAGCTTCAACTGACGGTTTTCGAATGCATGCTGATGCTGAGATTCCATATCATTCGGCTAGACGTTTTGCATCGTGCCGAATAGGCGACAATTCTTTGAATCATAATCAGGGTATTTCTGTTTATGCGTCAATTACAAACACTAACGCAGCAGTCCGTGATGGGCAGTTGGCCGTGTATGTGTCTGCTGCAGATGATTTTTCTTTACATGGGTTTGTCGCTGCACCAGTGGTGTATTACACACCAACATTGTTATAGCTTTATTATAACACGTCTTATTGATGACGTTAAACAAACCAAGTGGTAGTCGCTTGGGTGGCAATATTGTCATGGGCCTCTCCGGTCACGTCTTTTTCAAGTAGTTTTGAATTTTCCGGGGTGCCCGGTTTTATAGAGACTACAAGTTTAAGAGGTGCTGAGTCCCGCATTTAAAGGACGTATCATAGTTGAACACACACGACGTTAATGTGTGCAACGTGGTTAGATCATTCCATTGGAAATGACACGTCC